CATAAAAGTTCATATGAGTATATAATATCAGATATACAATTAAAATTTAAAGGATCTAATGATTTTGAAGAATCAGATTATCCCACAGCAAATGATTACGATCAAAAAGTTAAACAATTCTTTTATCACAGGGCCAGTAATCCTGTGAGGAAAAAATACGCAGAGCATATAATTGAAAATGAAATTCTTTAAAAATAACAGTAAACCAATAGGATGGCTGGCTAATATCATCACCGTTGTTGGTGTTGTATTCACTAGTCTCGACGTGTATCCGCTCAACATTATTATACTATCAGTAGCCGGTGTATTTTGGGTCATAACAGGCATACTATGGAAGAAACCAGAGTTATGGACATTGAATGCCATAATATTATTCATATATCTTTATGGGTTAATTAGATGAGTAAACTTAAAGTCAGTGAAATATTCTATTCAGCACAAGGTGAAGGACGCTTCATTGGTGTTCCTAGTGTGTTCTTAAGAACCTTTGGTTGTAACTTTACCTGTGGTGGATTTGGTATGAGTGATCGTACACAGATGAGCACAGAGCGTGAGTTCATCGATCCAACAAAATATCGTATATATGAAGACTTACCGTTAGTAAACACAGGCTGTGATAGTTACGCTAGTTGGGATCCTAAATTCAAGAACTTCAGTCCGCTATTAACTACAGATGCTGTAGTCGAGCGTATGCTAGATCTAGTGCCCAGCAACAGTTGGGTCATGCCCAACGGCAATGACACACATCTGGTTATTACAGGTGGGGAGCCGTTGTTGGGTTGGCAACGTGCTTATCCAGACTTGCTAGCTCATCCAGATATGTATAATCTAAAAAATATTACATTTGAAACAAATGGTACTCAAGAACTACACGAAGACTTTGTTACATATCTTAAAGTATGGAAACGTGCAGGGCGTGAGATCACATTTAGTGTTAGTGCTAAACTAAGTGCAAGTGGTGAATCGTGGGCTGACGCAGTCAAACCTGAAATCGTTAAGAGTTATGAAAAGGTTGGAACCGCATATCTTAAATTTGTAGTTGAAAAGCCTAGTGACTTTGACGAAGTAGATCGTGCAGTATCAGAATACAGGCGGGCCAAGTTCAAAGGTGTTATATACATTATGCCAGTAGGCGGTGTGGTTAAAGTCTATGATGGCAATAAATTTAACGTAGCTGATGAAGCCATGCGTCGTGGTTATTATTACAGCCCAAGATTACATGTTGATCTTTGGGGTAACAGTTGGGGCAAATAAAAGGAAAATATGAGCTATCTATTTACAAGTGAAAGTGTTAGTGAAGGACACCCAGATAAGGTAGCAGACGCTATCAGTGATACGGTGTTGGATTTAATGATGCGTGAAGGCAATACTGCCTATCGTTGTGCTTGCGAAACATTGGTAACAACTAATCAAGTGATCCTGGCTGGTGAATACAAAGGCATTTACAATCATCTAGAAGTTGAAAATGCTGTACGTCGTGTCATACGCGACATTGGCTATGAGCAAGATGGATTCCATTGGGAAACCGTTGACATTAAGAACTACATGCATGGACAAAGTGCTGATATTGCCTTAGGTACAGACACATTTGGTGCTGGTGATCAAGGACTTATGTTTGGCTATGCTACTAATAAAACTCCTAACTACATGCCACCAACTATCTACTTCAGTCACAAAATTGTAGAAGCATTGACAAAGTTACGAAAAGAAGGTGCTACTTGGTTAGGCCCTGATGCTAAATCGCAGGTAACATTAAAGTTTAACGATGATCACTCACTAAGCCATGCTACTAAGATCGTATGTTCGACACAGCATACAGAAGCAACAGATATTGCTACTGTGCGTGCTAACGTAGAAAACATTATTAGAACTATCTTACCAGCAGAGTTAATAACTGATGAAACAGAGTTCTTAATCAATCCAACTGGTCGCTTTGTCATTGGTGGTCCAGATGGTGATACGGGCCTAACAGGACGTAAGATTATCGTTGATACCTATGGTGGTAGTTGCCCGCATGGTGGCGGTGCTTTCTCAGGTAAGGATCCAAGCAAAGTGGATCGTAGTGCAGCTTATATGGCTCGTTATCTTGCTAAGAATATCGTTGCCAGTGGCAAGGCTACACACGCTACGGTACAGTTAGCTTATGCTATTGGTGTAGAGCAACCTATGAGCGTATATGTTGACAGCGATGGAAATAATTTTGAGCTTACCTCATGGATAACTACTAATGTAGACCTAACCCCTAAAGGCATTATTAATAGATTTGATCTATTCCGCCCTATTTACAGTAGCACAACTAACTACGGACACTTTGGTAAACCTGGTTTACCATGGGAAGAGTTAGATCTATTCAAGGATTAATATGATAAAGAAATTGATCAATAGTTTATTTGGTACTAAACCTGAAGAGCCAGTTATCAAGAATCAAAAATCCAAAAAGACTCCAAAAGAACTAGCCACAGACGCAGGTGAACCATGGGTAGAAGTGATTGGTATTGATATCGATAAAGATAATCCAGGTGCAGGTAGTTTTGAATTAGATTGGAATGATAAATTCGTAGCTAATTTAATCCGTGCTGGTTATCAAGGTAAGACAGATCAGGACCTAGTAGACAATTGGTTCCGCAGTGTTTGCCAAAATGTTGTCTTAGAAAACTACGAGCAAGAGCAAGCGGACCCAGATAATCGCCCAAGTAACCGCCGTGATCTAGGCAATGGCAGAACGGAAGTAAGTTGATCCTGTACGTCAATGGTGACAGCCACAGTGCTGGTGCTGAAGCAATAAATTCTCATGCATTTGCTGAAGATGATTATAGTCTTCAATCCCATGGACGTAAGCCTCATCCAGACAATCTAGCAGTAAGTTATGGACAGCGACTAGCAGATAATCTAGGCTATGATTTAATTTGTGAGGCCGAAAGTGGTAGTTCAAACGAGCGTATTATACGTACCACACGTGAATATCTTTCTAAAGATAACATTCCAGAATTAATTGTAATTGGTTGGTCGACTTGGGAAAGAGAAGAATTTCTGATAGATGGGGTTTATTATCAATTTAGCGGAGGGATACGTGGGATTGGGTGGTCTGATACTATTAAAGAATTGTATAAAAATTGGGTCGTAGATGCACAGCCGTATAAACGTGCTGATTTTTGGCACGAGCAAATATACAAATTCCATCTTGAACTTTTAGATAAAAATATTAATCATTTATTTTTTAATACACACACTGCATTTAATCATGATTTTATCAAATCCATTGATTGGCAGCATAATTACATTGGTCCATATCAAGATGATTATACCTATTCTAATTGGTTAAAAAATCAAGGATGTACAACCGTAAATCCAAATAGTTATCATTTTGGTCCAGATGCCCATCAGGCCTGGGCAAATCACTTGACAAAAATCATAAAAGAAAGTATAATGGTTAAATGAGATATCTATTAGTTGACACAGCAAACACATTTTTCAGAGCCCGGCATTCAGCACATCGCCAAAGTGATACCTGGGACAAGCTGGGCTTTGCTATCCACGTAACTCTGGCAAGTATAAACAAATCATGGCGTGATCAAAAGGCTGATCATGTTATATTCTGTTTAGAAGGACGTAGTTGGCGCAAGGACTTCTATGAACCCTATAAGAAAAACCGTAGTGTAGCTCGTGCGGCACTAACAGAAAGCGAAGCGGAAGAAGATCGGTTATTTTGGGAAACCTTTGATAACTTAAAAACATTCGTCGCAGAAAAGACTAACTGTAGTGTCCTTCAACACAGTGAATTAGAAGCTGATGATTTGATCGCAGGTTGGATACAGAGCCACCCAGATGATCATCATACTATCATATCCAGTGACACAGACTTTTATCAACTCTTAGCAGACAACGTTAATCAATACAATGGTATCAGCGATGAGCTCCATACCTTAAAAGGCATCTTTGACAAGAAAGGCAAACCAGTCATTGACAAAAAGACCAAAGAACCTAAGAAGATCCCTAACCCACAGTTTATACTTTTTGAAAAGTGTATGCGTGGTGATCCTACAGACAACGTATTTTCAGCATTTCCAGGCGTGCGCACCAAAGGCAGTAAAAACAAAGTAGGTCTTGAAGAAGCCTACAGTGACAAAGATAAGAAAGGTTATAATTGGAACAACATGATGCTACAACGTTGGGTTGATCATAACGGCATCGAACATCGTGTGTTAGATGACTATGAGCGTAATCGTGTTCTAGTTGATCTAACAGCACAACCAGATGCGATAAAGATTAAGATGGCAGAAACTATAGCGGCTGCACAAGTGCCCAAGAACATGCCCATGGTTGGAGCACAGTTCTTAAAGTTCTGTGGCAAGTATGACCTGGTTAAACTCAGTGACAATGCCACTGCGATCAGTGAATGGTTGATGGCTAGTTATCCGCAGAAAGAACATGCATGATCACAGATGATAAGTTCCTAGCATTAGATTTAGAATTAAATCAACCGTCAGGTAAGATCATACAGGTTGGTGTTGCTATAGGTGACAAGAACACACGCTTTGAAGACTATGTGGTCCGTAAATGGTACATAGACCCGCAGGAACCGATCAGTGAATTCATCAACGATCTAACAGGCATAACTGATAGTGATATACGTGCAGAAGCATATAGCCATGAACATGTTGCCCGTGAGCTCAGTGAGTTGATCAAAGAGCATAAGTGCTTTATCAATCCAGTGACCTGGGGTGGTGGTGATAGTGTGGAATTATTGACAGAATTCTGCAAAAACCATGCTGATTTTCCGCATTTTGGCCGTCGTTGGATAGATGTCAAGACCTGGTACACATACTTGATGCTGACCCGTGGTAAAGCACCAAGTGGTGGATTAAGTTCAGCTATGGGTTACTTTAAACTACAGTTCAAAGGTAAAGCGCACAGGGCAGATATAGATGCAGCCAATACCCTGGCATTGTTTTTCAAACTGCTAGAACGTCAGGCCAAATTAGAAAGTATATTGGATTCAGCTAAAAACATATAAAGAAAGGAAAGTGTCATGGGAAGACCTGTAAAAGATTATTGGAACTGGCCAGAAATCACAATCCCGTATCATGGAGATTGGCGTAAGGACTGCGAAGCTACAAAATTTTTAAGAAACACGCTAGGTGACGATGCGTTTCATGTTCTTGTAACTAAAGAATATGAAATCCCAAGACAGAAATGGGCTATGAAATATGTAACAGCACATCATTATAGGATTAAAGATCCTGCGGTAGCCGCTTGGTTTAGTTTAAAATATGTTTGACATTTACCAAAAATCTAAATATAATATAGTATGAGTGAAGAAATCGATAGATTAGCCAAACAAGCAGGATTACCCGTAACAGATAATCTTGAACATTTCTATCGCCTAGTTGGTGAACGCTGTGCTGACATCTGTGGTAGCCAAGGTGATCAAAAGAACATCAGACGTCATTTTGGTCTAGACTACTATGATGGTCCTAGCCATTATCAAGGCGAAAGACATCAGGAAACACAGTATAAGTGGAGTAAACATTACGTTGAGGAAAAGGAAAAGAAATAGATGGAAAAGAAACTTTGGGACAGTATAGACAGTAGCATACTAAAAAGTCTACCTAATGCCGCACGTGGATATGAACAACGTATCAATATCCCAGAATTTACATTCTTGGGGGGTGCCAATCAACCAGACTTTGGTGATGTTACTATTTGGTTCTATGGCAAGGACAAGACTATTGAATTAAAAAGTCTTAAGCAATACATATTCCAATATCGTGACACTAGACTAAGTTACGAACGTGCATTGGATGTAATGTATAAAGATCTTAAAGAGGTATATGAACCAGATCGTATTCGTATAGAAATTGAATATCGTCCTAGAGGCGGTATCAGCAGTAGAATGATAGTAGACAGTGATTGGGGTCACCTAGGTGGCACGGATCAACTTTGGCAACATCACAAGGATTAACATGGCACATATAATTGATAAAACATTTGAATTCTGTTATGGACACAGAGTTTGGACACAGAAACTAAATGGTGAATATGCGGCAGACTTGAAGTGTGCTTGCCGTCACCTACACGGACATGAAGGTAAGATGCAGGTATATCTGCGTAGCCCAACAGGCGAATTAGATCCAACTGGTATGGTAACAGACTTCCGTCATTTGGAATGGTTGAAGAAATGGATCAACACGTATATCGATCATCAGTTTATTATTGACAAGAATGATCCGTTATACACTCAGTTGATTGGTGATAAAATATTATTACCAGTATATGTTCCAGAAACAACTCACATAGCAGGATGGAATATTCGGTTAGATGGTATCAAACAAGATACACCAGAGTATGAATACTTGGAAGGATTTCTAATCGTAGACTTTGTACCAACAAGTGAAAACTTATCTAGTTGGATGGCTGAACTAGTAGAAGTAAAGATGAGTAAATTAAATGTAACCGTTGACCGCATTGATTGGTGGGAAACTCCTAAGAGCCGTAGTGTATTTTATAGATAGGAATTCAAATGAACGTTCCAGATCAGTGGGTAATATTAGAAATTACAACACCTAAAGAAACAATTCGTAAGGTACTAGCTGGATGGCGTGGCGGTTACCTGCACGGTGACAGTTGGAGATTAAACAGTGGTATTGTTGAAACTAAAGAGTCTGATGACTATTGGGACTTTCACGGTGCTAGTGGCAGTGTTTATCGTTGCCGCAAGGGCGGATATGGCATGACTACATATATGGCCCAAATCTACAACAGTTTCCTAGCTAGTTTATCAGATGATATGACCATGACTGTTTTAGAGGAATATAAATGACAGCAACAGTGTTCATCCTACTAGCATTATTTGGCATCAA